AAGCGACCATACTGAGAGTTTTGGACGGGGATACCTGCGATTGCCGTATAAAACTTGGGTTTCATGTAGAGGTAAAGGAGCGTCTGCGTCTCTGCATGAGCGATGGAGTCGGCCTCAACGCTCCTGAAACTCGTGGTGTCGAGCGTGAGGACGGCCTGAACTCCAAGGCCGCTCTGATCGCCCTGCTGAAGAAACATACCAAGGACGATGAATGTGTCGTGAAGACCTTCAAGGGGACGCGTCAGGGCAAATACGGGCGTTTCCTGGCATCCCTGGAGACTAGTGATGGAGTGAAACTCTGCGACCTAATGGTGGAGAATGGACATGCGGCCAGGAAGGCATACAAATGACATGGAAGTCCCCGAAGGGGAACCCACGCACGAAGAGATCCGAGAGATGTGCGCGGAGATCCGCAAAGGATGGACGAACCTGAAGAGCCGGGACGCAAAACTAAGCGAAATAGTTCCTTGGGAGATGAAGGTGCTGAAATCCCCCAAGGGTCTGGGGTGACAGGTCACCGATCTCAGCGTCTCACCCCCGCCCGGCCAATGCGACGACGCCGAGGCTCTTCGCCCCTGAAGACCCGGCGCATCCTGTTCAGCCGTTCGGCCAACGCCTTGGTGATCCGTGGCACCTGTCTCGGACGGTAAGTACGACCCAGTCGCTTCTGGGTACGCTCCGCTTCCATGTTGCTGCGGCGCAGGGCTTCCTGCTTGATCAACTGCTCGATCTCCTTGATGCCACGACCGTTGGCCTGGAGGATCTTCAACTCGTCAGACTTCAACGGCTCCTCGTAGCTGGGGCTGGTCAACTGCCAGGCGATGGCCCCGAGGTAGAGGTCAGGCACGTTTGCCACGGGGTTGTCCATCACCTCTTTGGTGACGGTCGACAACTGCTCCCGCAACTGTTCGACAGCCTGTTCGTCACCCGCCTCTTGCGCTTCCAGCATCTTCTCGCGAGCAGGCATGTAGGTCATCGACCGCCACTTGTTGAGCACCATCAGTTCCTGCTTGCCGTCCTCGTCGAGCAGGTGCTGGGTGTGGCTCATCAGGTACTGCCGACCGTTGGCCTCACGCACCGTCTTGGGCAGCTGCAACCGGAACGCAGCCGCGTCCGACCGCTCATCGCCCATCGCTGCCCACATACGGTCTTGAGCACCACGCTGGCTGACCCGTAGGAACCGTTGAAGGATGGGCGCTGATCTCAGAACCGTGGTCGTCTTGAACTGCTCGTCCGTGTCGTCGAAGGCATCGCCCAGGATCGGGCCGGTGAACGGATGCACCACGGTATTGATGATGCCCGTCTTCTTGATCGTCCAGGCGAGCATCTTCCGGTTCGACTCCCAACCGCCGGCCTCCCAGTTACTTCGCGGGATAATGTCTCCCTTGTAGAAACGGTCTGTCGGGTTCTCGCCCGATCCGTACTGGCTCCACGCTGTCGCAATGTCAAGGTACGGATTCATGTTGGGAATCGAGTTGGATTTCAGCGAATCGTAGATGTCCTGCAGCGCCTTTGGAGGACTCCCCGCCGGTGTCTCCACATCGGTGGTTGCCTCGACGACCGCATCCATCGCGTTGCCCCACATCTGGGCGACGAAACTACGGGTCTCATCTCGCGGAATCGTCAGCCCAACTGCATGACGCTTGCCGTCAACCTGGGTGGTCCCCAACGGGATCACGTCGTAGTTGTCGACGAAGTATTTCGAGAACAGCTTGTACCATTCCTCCAGTTCGTCACCGACCGGACCCAGAAAACCGAGTGCTCCGTAACCGGCCAGCTTCACGAATGTCGTCGGTGCTATCGTCCAGACCATCTGGTGCATGATCCAGGCGGAACGGGTCTTCGGGTAATCCCCCTTGAGCAGTTGAGCGTCCCGCTGCAAAGCGTTCCAGCGAACCTTCGAGTACATCAACAGCGAGTTCGTCAAACTCGATACCAGGCCACGCTGCATGAAGTCGGGAGTACCCGAGTCCTTGCGTGTCAGAAACGCTCGCTCGCGGGTCTCGACGCCACGCTGCTCCAGTAGGTTGTAACCGGTCATCTTTCCGGCGAGTTCCTGAGCCTCGGCGTATGTCTTCAGTCGTTCCGCTCCGAGGATCTCGAAGGCGTGCAGCAGATGCCCCCACGCCGGCAATGCCTGCGACTTAAACTTCTCCAACATCGTCGGATCGTCGAGTTCTTTCAGCCTCGCGATTTCCTTCTTCGCCCGTTCCCTCGGTGACAAGTTTGGGTTCACGAAACCGGGGACCATCTGCCCTGTCTGCGATTCGATTTCCGTCAACGGAATCGCATAGGCATGCTCCTCCATCATCTGTTCGACCAGTTCGACATCTCCCTCTTCTGGTTTACCGCGAGCGAATCGTCTCGCACGGCCAGGCTTGAGTACGCCGCCACTTAGGAACTGAGCCACTCTCCCCCAGCCCATCAGCTTGTGACGTTCCTTGAGGATGTCGAGCAGCCCGATCCGCATCCGGCGACCGGCCACCTCAGACTGGGCCACCTCGACTTGGTTCGGTTCCCGGCCCTCCCTGTCTCGAATGCCCTGCAGGTACGCTTGAGCAGTCTCGTACTCCAGCCGTTTGGACTGAGCCCCGAGGTTCCGGTGGGTTCTCTGAATATCCCGAATCCAGTTACCGGCGATGAAACTCGGGTTGTACGTCACGAACAATGGGTGGAATGTCTGGTAGACCGCGCTGCTCATGAGACCGGTCACGCTCTGCAGCATCCCGATGTCATGCTGGTTGAACATCTTCACGATGTACTGGTCGACGGCGTAATACTTCATGTCGCCGTTAACGAGGACACGCATGATGTCCTGGTTGACTGGGTCCGGCAGGTCGGATTTTTGTGGCTCGACTAAGTTCCCCTTGTCGTCTCGCTTGATTATTTCCTCGTAGTCCTCTTTGAAGTAGGTCTCCATCCAACCAATCAGTTTCCCCTTCGTGCGGTTGACCTGGTTGAATCGGTGAAGTGTCACCAGCTTGAGCATCGTCGCGACGAACGGGTTGGCAACAACCCCGAACGTGCCAACCTGCTTCTCAAGCATCGGGCTGATCTTTTCGTTCTCGGTGATGTACTTCACCACCAGGAACGTCGAGTAGTTGTCGATGTTCTCGCGAAGACCGCCTGGCCCCTCGACTTTCTCGCGACTGTAGACTCCCGCTTCGACCGCTTCCTCGACGATGGGAAACACGATCTTGCGATGCCATACCAGCGACATCTCTTCGAGGTATTCAAACTGCGTCATCCGCCGACCATTTGTCGGATGCGTGATCTCGGTGCGCAATTGTTGCTCGAGATGGTTGATAGCCTCCGCAGCCGACTCCGGTGTGTGTCCCAACGGGTTGAAGACCTCGGAACGCTCCATGATGATGCGGCGCATCATTACATACTCGCCGAAGTTCTCCATCGTCACGCCGACCGCAGTCAATGGTTCGAGGATCGTTCGCTGTGTTTTCATCACCAGGGCGTGTACCGGGGCGTCGATCGTGAACATCTCGTCCAGCAACGCCTCGAACGCTCTTGATTCATCTACCGTCGCACCCAGTTTGCGTGCTCGCTTTGCCAACTTCTTGCCAGGTGCAAAACGATCGAGGATGCCCTGAGTGGCGAACTGGACAAGCGTGTCCCACCCACTCATGCGAGCGGCCTGGCGTGCCGCTGCAGACGACAGCAACGCTTCCTCGCCGCTCTGGTATCCTGCGAGGACTCTATTACTCCGGTGCTCCATCAGCTTGGCAGAGTCGCCGGCCAGCAAGTCCTGCAGTTCCTGGTACTCCTGCAGGAACTCGGGGTTCCGCGAGATGTACGCCATGAACCCACGCCAGAACTCCGGTGCTCGGTCCTTCAACTCCTTCGGTGCGACCAGCAGAACGCTCAACGCCTGGGCGAAGAGTTCTCTGTTTTCGTGGCGGTATTTTGTGTAGGCCGGCGTCGCTGTGGCTTCGTCGTAAGGAGTCCACCAGTACGACAGTTCGATCAACTCCTCGCGCAGACTGTCCTGGCTGAGTAGTTCCCGCTTGCGGATTTCTTCCTCAAGCAACTCGTGATACTTGGCCAGGATCTCTGACTGGGCGGCGTCGAGTGTCAACTCGTCCAAATTCGCCTGGACTGCTCCAGTCAGTGTCGGGAGATCTGCGGGAAGGATCCCGCTCAATGCCGCTTTGACCACTGAACTCTTGCGGTCATTCGACAACTTCTTGAACCAAGTCAGCAAGACCTTGTTGATGTCCGCGTCATCGGACGCGCGGAAGATGTTGACAATGTCCTCGGGTTTGAACGCACCACCCGAGTCGTCGATGATCTCCTGTTCGATGTCGGGATTGGTCAGCAGTCGCCTGGCCTCCTGCCGTAGCCGTGCCTTCTCGCTGGCCGACAACGGGGAGGGACCGCCGATCGTGCCAGACAGGTACTCGGCGGTGTACTTCTGCAGACCCCTAATCCGCCCCAGGATGTTGCCACGTTTCGTCGTCGCTTCACCCAACGCACTGTCGGGCAGATAGTCGATGAGGTGTCCGAGTTCGTGGCCCAGGATCTGCGTGGCCTCGGTGATGTTCTTGGCGTACAACGGATTCATCAGGATCGCAGCGGAAGTCAATTGGCCGTCGGCTCCCTTGAAGATCGCCGCCGCTTCCCTCAGCCGCTCACTCATCTCGGGGGCGCGACCTCCGAGCAGGTTGGTGGCTAGTTCGACGAGTTCCGGTAAGGCGAAACCGTAGAGTTCCATTGCCTCGCCGGTGGGTAACTCTGCGGTGGCCGGGCCGGTGTCGGCATCCTGTACGCCGAACGCGCCTGGTGCTCCACCGCGTGCAGCTGCACCGCCCTCGCGAGAAAACACTATGACTTCGACGTGGTTCGGCATCTCTGGCACATCGCGCATTTCGGCGACGATGCCGTCAAACCCCGCAGCCTCAACTAGTTGTCGTGCTGCTTCAGCACCTGGCCAGAACCCTTTGTCTTCTCCACGAAGCGCATCACGCAACGCAGCAAATACGCCACCCGAATGGGACTCCGCAGTTCTGAGATAGAATTCCCTGCCTTGCCCAAGTTCAAGACCCAGACTTTCTTCGATCAGGGAAAACAATTGGTTGTATTCTGGAGAGTTGAGAAGTGCTACGCGCTCGGCGTTTCCAGTTGTTCCCGGTTGGTCAACAATACCCTCGGCAGAAAACGGAGTTCTAAGTTCCACCACCTCTTCGGAAACAACTGCGTCGCCCGGTCTATGTTCAGCATAAATTTCGGCTGCTCGGCGATTGTCGGTGTAATATAACCCGCCACTGCCCAAACGCGCATCTGCGGGTCCAGCGTCCTCGGCACTCGCCTCACTTCCCGCACCTCGATATAGAGTGAACCTGAACGGAGACCCATGGGTTGCTGCCCTTCCTAGTCCAAACTCTCCAGGAGAAGGCGCTTCCGGGGCCGCTGCCTGAGCAACCGGCGGTTGCATCGTCGGCATCCCGGCAACGCCACCCATACCGACACGACCGAACCGTTCAGTCGGTTGCCCCTCCATCTCGGCCTGCCCAATCGCCTCCAGCTGCTCGGCTGCGGTCTCCAGGCCCAGTGTCGCCTTCCCAATCACGATTGCCTGCAGGGACTTTTGGTACTCCAGTATCACCTCGGAGCCTTCGCCCTCGGATAGACCTGCGCCGGTCAGCCGCTTGAACGTAGCGGAGTTCACCTCCGATGCCTGGGATAATTCACTCGCCGCTTGCGGGTACTCAAGAAGCAACTGCTCGGGAGTTCGACGTTGGCCACCCTCAAGTGCCGGCACACCAGCGACCTGGACCTGAAGCGTTTGTAGTAATTCCAGCGGGATCCCCTCACGCAGGATCGCCTCACCGGGATTGTCCTCGGCTAGTAGGAGTTTCAGCCGATAGAGTAGTCCCTTGAATGTTTGGTCTCCCTGCTTTTCCCCCTCTGTGACAACGATCTGTGCGACTCCGGCTATCTCCGTTTTCTGCGCATCGGTCATCTCCGCTACTTCGAGATCCACTTTCTGCAGCAACTCCTCTGCATTTTCCCTGATCGCTTCACGATGTGTCCCCTTGCTGGGATCAAAGGCAACTTCCTCGCCTTTGACCACGATCGTCTCGCCAGGCTGGGGCAGCTGTGCCCTAACACCTGGTTCCATCTTGTCGTAGTTCCCGCGACTCTGACGGTTCAGGAACTTTTCAACCCGCTGTCGTGGCGTGTCCATGCCTCGACCGTATTTCGCAGCGTTCGGAAGTGCGAAGGCCGCACCGAACGTACCGAACGCCAGTGCCTCCGAACCCAGCTGACTCCACGCCGCCTTCACGACATCAGGATCGTCGCTGAAGACTCGCTGGATCACGCCGTAGTCATCGGAGAGACCGGTCAGACCGTGAAGGATCTCGTCAATCCGTTCCTCTTCAATCTCGCCCAGTATTCCGTGCCAGCCGATACGATCTCGCATCTGCAGGAACGAGTTCAGTGTGGCACTGCGATTACGCTGCAGCCAGTTGTGGGCGATAAGTTTTTTCAGATCGCGAACACCAGGCATTTGACTCAGCGCCTTGGCCGTCATCCCACCAGCGAACTCAGAGGCCAGCGTGATACTCGCCGACAACGGACCCTGCCAGAGTGCGTTCGCGAACGCCTCGTCGTCTCCAGCCAGTGCGTTCCTGACGGCGTGTTCGGTCGTCTGCTCGGCCACCAGCCACGGGCTGACTGCAGCCATCGACGCACCGCCGACAGCCAGGCCGGCTGCACCGCCAGCCGCCCGAACGGCCCTGGCAGCACCTCTGACCTGGAAGGCAGCAGCTTTGCGAGCAGCCTTACCAGTGACCTTCTTGCCGATGGACTTCATCACGCCACGCTTGACCAACTTCTCGGCCACTTCGGTGAGCGTTTTACGGACCACCGCACGCCCGGCGGTCATCGCGCCGCCCGTCGCGTATATCTCAGCTGCGTAGCCGGGTATATCAAGAAGGATTTCAGCGCCCTTCTCAAGCATATTCAAGTCGCCAACACGCTCCCCTTCCGCCATGTAGGCGGCGAGCAACTTTGCATCGCCTTCGTGGTAGATGCGTTTGTTGTATCGTTCGGCTGCGTCGTAAACGCCAAGCATCGACCCAGCGGAGATGAAACCACCGACAAACGGAAGTTTTTCGGCACCTCTGTAGGCGCGAGTACCGATGTCATATTCTTTCTTGCGGACCTCCTTCATCTCACTAGCGATGAGATCTGCGAAATCTTCGGGACCGCTGAGAACACCAACACTGTGCATTCGCTCCACTTCCTCCTGGGTTGGAGCAAGATCGCTAAGTGCTGGACCGATTCCCTCCCACGGTTGGTCCTCTTCGTAAACCGGTGCCGGTGCTATTGGAGCAACTGGCACATACTGCTCACGCAGTGGCGGTGGACTCTCGGTAAAGTCCTCAATCGCAAGTTCGCGATCACCGTTGACTGGTTCCCACTGTGCATCAGGATCTGGAGGGTAGGCCATCGGTTACCGTTGGTTCATGGGAGGGGCAACCCGACGCTGGTAAAGGCGATCCTGGGCTGCACGAAGATCCTGTGTCGTTACGGGCTTCGCCCCCGCCGAGGTCATGATCATCGTGCCGACTTTCATCTGGCCGCGCTGGACTGCGAGATCAAACTGACCCATCGTATACGACGGAATGTTGCCCAATCTGGGCCGTTGTCCCGGTGGTGTATGGCGAATCGCTTCAGCGGCTAGACGGGAGACGAACTCGCGTTTCATCCTATAGGATCGTTCGATGGCGAAGTACACATCCTTGTCGCGACCGATGAGTTTCACTTTTGCCCGCCTACGCCACGAAATGCCGGGGTCGTCGTCGCGTCCAAACCGCCGTTCCGTTCCGACTTCCCCTACGCCCTCATGATCCGATGGGTAGTAGCGGATCGGTCCTGCGTCTCCCTCTAGACCGGGAATCGCTTTCTCCATTGCTTTCATTTCCTCATCGACCAGCAAGTCTTTGTCGAAGGCGGATGGGTCACCGCCTTGTCGGATGTACTGTTCAAACTTCGCGGTCGTCTGAGTCGGCGGGAGACCTTCGACCCCGATCAAAGTGCGCAATGCAACCTGTCCCGCGTCCCCGTGATCTTTGCGAAGTTTCCGAATCGCAATGCCTTCCGATTTTTCCTTCGCATTCTCATCGCGCAACGCTGTCGATCGAGCCGCGTCGATGTCGGGTTGTAGCAACGCCTCGCCTGGCCGCACACGACCGCGTTCCTCAAAGCCAGCTGCACCGTAATCTGCCATCCCGCCTGCCGATGGTCCTCTCGCTGGAATCAGATCAGGTCGCCTGACCTGTGGTACTTGCGGCATCACCTGGCCGGGTTGTCCACCACCGGCCTGCGCCGCCTGCCCCGCCATCTGATCCCGCAGCGCCGTGATGTGATCTGGTGGCGGTGGGAACTTCAACCTTGTGACACCAGGCCCGGTAGCCGATTGCGCTCCCGCGCCAAGAAATTCGGCGGAACCCGGATAGCGTCTTAGTATTGATTGCTTCGCGTCCTCGAAGGTTGGACGTGGCGGTATCCGCACTGGCACCAGGAATTGGCCTTCATGCGAACGAGTACCCTCGGGCAACACCCTGCTTTTTTCGGCATCCTTTAGTTCATTGGGAGTAATTGGACGATAGTACGTCCCATCTCGCTCAATGGTTCCAATCTGGTCTTCATCAAGGCGAGCGTCATAACCACTTGTGTTATTTTGCTCCCACTCCTGCAGCATTCGCTTGTGTTCGTTGTCGACGTAACCCCAGACCTTGTTGCGATCTGCGAGGTCTTCCATTGTCCCGCCACCCTGGCTTCCCCGCGTCCGCGTGCCGGTCGTCGCCGCTCGCGGGTTCTTGACCTGGATATATTTGCCAGGTTGCATCTCTATGACTTTTTCCAACAAGTTCCCGTCGTCGTCGCGGACCTCAAACGTGTTGAGGTCCGCCTGTTCCTGCTTTGACTGCCCTTCTTTTGCCTCGCCCGTCTCACGAAGAATTTTGGCGATTTCGGTCTGAACCGCTTCCTCGGTCAAGCCGAGATCATTGCTTCGCATCCGGTCAAAGATCGGTTGCAATCGGTCATTGAGTGCTTTGTTCTTGAACTGATGACCAGTGACCAGCTTGTCGTAGGTCGCTTTGGCCTGTTGTCTTATCGCCTGTGGACTACCAAACTGGTCATACGCCGCTTTCGCACGACTCGCATTTCCGAGATTGTTGGTCATGGCATCGAGTTGCCGACCGTCCAACGATCCGATATATGCCCCGCGCTGCTCCTCGTTTAGATGCGGGTACAGCTGCTTCACATAGGGGTCCAACGCCGGGATCATCGCCGAGGCGCGCTCGGTGTCCTTCTGCAGAGTCTGAGCAGCCTGGCTCTCGATGAATCCCTGGCGCTGCGCAAACTGCTGCTGCTGCTGCCACATGTTCTGGACCGACATGCCGAGACTTGAGCCGGCCTGGAACCCGCTCAATGCAGCGTTCGTGCTCGCCTGGTTCGAGCGGGAGTTGTACTCGGCCAACCACTTGTTGTACCGGCCCTGACCAGCCGCTTGCGAAACCTGCGCAATACCGACAATGCTCGGATAACTCTCAATAACCGGCACGAGTTGCTCCCGCCATTACCTAGAAGAGATCTGTAATCCAGTCCCATGCGCCACCGAGTAAGTCGCCAACGCCACCGAGCAGACCACTGCTTCCAGCCGCTGCGCCAACCGCACCACCGACAGGACCAAGCAGGCTGTTCAAGAGGAACGGCAGTCCCAGGCCCAACGCTCCACCCAGGAGCGCCGAAGTCGTCGTGCTCGGAGCCTCCGGTACAGCTGCACCGGCACCGCCTTCACCGAACGCCTGGTAGAGTTGGGAGTATTCCATCGGGTGCATCGTTCGATACTGGATCGAGTTCAGTGCATTGGTGATCCCGTTGATGCCCTGCTGATACGTCTGGATCTTCCTGCCCGTGACAGCGTCCTGTGCGACCAAGTAGTCCTGCATGGACTGTTCGCCAGCACCACGCTGCATCGCGTCGTAAACCGTCGTCCCGGTCATCCCCCGACTAGCCAAACCCGCACGACCGCGTCCGATGTTCCGCTCGTAGTTCTTCCACACCTCCTGCATGGCTCCCTGGCCATAATTCTGCACCATGCCCATCGAGCCAAGGAAGCCCATGTTGGCCAGATTCACAAGGTCTGCGCCTTGGGTCCGCTGGAGGAACTCGTTTCTCTGACCAGTGTCCTCGCCCATCTGGGCCAACGCTGCCCCTTGGTACTTTTCCTGTATATCCTGGTTCCACGCAGCCGGTTGAGCGGCCATGTAGTCCAAGATTTGTTGGTCAGTTTTGGTTTGCCATCCAGCCCGTTCCCGATACGTTCCTTCAGTGTCATCGGGAATCGACCAATTGTTTTCTGCGCGAAGCGCATTGATGATCTGCGTATTGGTGTAGTCAGTGAACGTGGGCCGATCCCCGGCGACAGGGTACTGGGGCGTCGGAAGATTGAAGCCAGGCTGATAGGTGAGCCCACCTTCTCCCGTCCCCCACCCACCATAGAGATTCTGCCACGCCTGTGAATCGGTCCCGCTGGTTGTTGCGACATCGGTCCCGCCCGTACCGGCCACTGTGTCATCTGTCCCACTGGTGCCCGTTGTGGTGTCGTCACCGGTAGCACCAGTGGTGGTGTCGTCACCGGTAGCACCAGTGGTGGTGTCGTCGCCTGAACCACCAGATGTCGTGTCGTCGTCTCCCGAACCGTCTCCTGTCACTAGACTTTGCTGCGTGCCTGGGGCACCGTAGACGAAACCGACATCGCCACGTCGCACGACATTGAACGGGTCTCCGGTCGACGGATCCATATACCGCCGAGCGCTGACATCTTGCCCAAAGTAATTCGGGTCGGTGGTAAGCCGTACGTTTTGCAGAGCCGCCGATTCGGGTGCGTCCCCTATCGGCACCATTCCATACGGATGGTACTGGTTGACATTGTGTGATTGAAGCCCCGACCGGTTGCCCTCAACCTGCCTCGTCTTCCACAGGTCGCCCTGAAAGATCAACGGCTGAAACGTCCCGCCCCCGAACAGTGTTGATTGGTTGAGATCGCCCAGGAAATCATCGTATTGACGTTGGCCCAGATAGTTCCCGCCCGATGGCCATAGCGACGGATATTGTCCCTGTGACCAATCCAGTTGCGACTGCAACCCAGTATTGCCCGACGTGATGAGATCAGAGAAGCCACTGTAATACTGCGGGGTCTGCGACGGCGTACCACTACTCGACTGGTTGCGACTTACCATCACGCACCTCCATCTTCGATCGTGAGATCAATCTGAGTTAACTGGTCTTCAATCTCTAGCCTGGCCGTGTTCACCGCCTCGTCCTTCGCCGTTTTGATCCCAGCTGCCCGGATCACATCCTTTATATAATCGAGGATCTGGTGGATCGTAAACTCCACCTCGCTCAGAGGATTCGGAATTTCATTCTCGTCATCGTCGAGAACCGTAGCCTCGTATCCGTACTGGGACGCGAACGCCGTTGAAGCATCACCCGACATCGAGTCGGGAAACTCGATCGTGATGTCCTTGTCCCATGCGTTGAGGGTGATCTGTCCCATTACGGTCCTTTACTTGTCAAGCGAATTGCGATGCCGCAAATGCCGGGAGGAAGTACTGTACACCACCGATCTTGATCTCCAGCCATCTGCTCGGGGTAATCTCCACCTCACTCATGAAGTCTGAGGTAGCCGTCCCAGCCCCGCTCTTGCTTGCCGCAGAGATCTTGAAATCGACAACCTTGTTTCCATCTACCACCAATGCCTCGGCGTGATTGTTGACCCCCGAGCCGGATGATCCTGCGGGTGACGTATAGATGCGAACTTCACCACCAAGGGCATTTCCAGTTGATTTTCCACCTCGCAGGTGGACCCCTCCGCCTGCCTCATTCGGCCCTGTTGCGTTTTCTCTCCTGATGATGCCTGTTCCGCTGGTTCCAAACTCCAAATCCCCATCGTTCGTTATCTTGAACATATCCGCATTGCTGCTGTTCTCGACAGCAAGCAGATCGGCAGTCTGACCGGAGTGGGCAGTAATTGTAAGCGGGATATTTCCAGCACCTCCCGCATTGTTGATCACCAGTGCGTTGCCATCGTATGTCAGGTTGGCCTCGCCGATGAGAGCATTGCTGCCAGTGACCGTGGCGATGGTGTTGTTGGTGCTACCGCTGAGACTGACGCCGCCACCGCCTGATGCCGCAATCGTGACCGAACCTGTTCCGTTGGTGATCGAAATGCCCGATCCAGCCGTCAACGTGGCTTTGGCGAGGGTGTTTCCGGTGGTGTTTCCGATGAGCAGTTGTCCATTGGTATAGCTAGTCTGTCCGCTACCTCCGTCACCAACCGCAAGAGTGCCTGTGATTGAGGATGCTCCGAGATCAACGGCGACCTCGGTAGACTCGATGACAAGTCCACCATCAGCTTTGAGATCGGTGGAGAAGGTGGTCCCTGAGAGGTCGAGTCCGTCTCCTGCGGTGTAGGTGGTGTTGGTGGCTGCGATTGAGATCGTGCCGGTTCCGTTCGTGATCGAGACATTGCTTCCCGCCGTTAGAGTCGCTTTGGCAAGGGTATTTCCGGTCGTGTTCCCGATGAGCAACTGTCCATTAGTGTAAGTTGATTGTCCAGAGCCTCCATCGCCCACCGCAAGCGTGCCTGTAATTCCCGACGCTCCAAGGTCGATTGCGATTTCTGTAGACTCAATAACGATTCCGCCATTCGACTTGAGATCAGTCGAAAACGTTGTTCCGGTGAGGTCAAGTCCGTCTCCCGCTGAATAAGTTGTATTGGTGTCTGCGGATACAAACGTGATCTGGTCGGCGGTCGTCGTGATCGTCACGTTCGTCCCGGCCACCAGCGTCAATGTATCATCGTCAGCGTCCGCAACCACGTCGCTCTGACCGGATACCGAGATCGTCTTGAACGAATACTCGTTGGTCTCGCCGCCAGCCGTAGCCCCATCTGCCACGTTGATCATCGTGCGGAGGTTGGCTGGCGTGATCTCCTCGATTACCCCCGCACCAGACGAGTCCCTGCCAAGAATCCTGTCGGTCGCTGAGACGTTCTGGATCTTGGCGTAGGTCACGCCAACGTCTTTGATCCTTATGGCCCCGCTGCCATCCGATGCGTTCAGTTCGATGGTGGAATCGTCCACCGTTACCTCGATCTCGTCAGCATTGGCGGTGATGCCGTCTCCACCAATGACATTCAGTGTTGCAGCACCAGAAGCCGCACCACCCGTCATGCCAGCACCGGCAACCACGCTGGTGATGTCCCCGCTGCCTCCACCAGCCATTGCCGTGCCGCTCGTTATCTGGATGTCGTTTCCGGCATCGGTGGTGAAATACAACTCGTTCGGAGTGGCTGTCTTGACCCAGAGTTGACCATAGGCTGCTACATCCGCGTCCGCTGCGGCCTGCTCTTTCATACTAGAAGCACCATCAACGGTGACCGCGCCCTTCATGGTAGTGGTGCGATCAGACTCAATCGTCATCGCCTCAACCCAGGCGTTACTGCCAGAACCCGAACCCCCGGCAGGGGACGTGTAGAACCGCAAGTCCCCACCCACACCACTACCAGTGCCTTTGCCCGCCCTCAACAACAAGTCTTTGCCAGCAGTATTGGTTCCAGTCTCTTCTCTGGTGGTGATCGATCTGGTTCCCGACAGACCCATTACGACAGACCCATCGGTCGTAATCGACATCGCTTCAACCCAATCGTTATTGCTGGAACCCGTCGAACCCGCAGCAGGGGCCGTATAGAACCCCAATGCCCCACCCGCACCAGTGCCAGTGCCTTTTCCTGCCTTGAACAACAAGTCTTTGCCAGCCGTATCGGTTCCAGTCTCTTCTTTCGTGGTGATAGCCCTGGTTCCCGACAGACCCATCACCACAGAGCCATAGCGATTCAAGCTGAAGTAATCCGCCCCGCCGTCCGCCTCGACCACGAGGAAATCAACCGACTGGCCACTGGCTCCCGTGATAGTGCATGGGATGGCTGATGCACTACCAGTGGTGATGGCGAGGCTATTGCCATTGAACGTCAGGTTGGCTTCACCGATCAGGGCATTGCTGCCGGTCACAGTGGCTACGTTGTTGTTCGTGGTTCCGCTGAGACTGACACCAGCCAATGCCGTACCGCTCGTTATCTGGATGTCGTGGCCAGCATCGGTTGTGAAATACAACTGGTTCGGCGTGGCTGTCTTGACCCACATCTGGCCGTAGGCTGCTGTATCCGCATCGGCTGACCCTTGTTCTTTCAGGGTTACTGCACCTTCCACGGTCAGCTTTGTGGACGGATCGTTCATCCCGATGCCCATGTTGCCAGCACTGTCTAGCCGCAGCCGCTCGACCAACCCGCTACCGCTTGCCAGCTTCATAACCATGCGGCAGGGAGCACCAAAAGCAGCATCGGTTACCGAACCGTCAACCTCGAAACGGAAGTCGCTGACTGTCTGGTAACCGTTGTTCGCTCCGACGTAGCCTTCGACCAGGAAGTCGCCCAGGTTGTCGTCATCCGCAATCACTATCTTGGCATCGAGATCGCCCCTGGACTTTCGCAGGACCACAGAAGCGGGATTGGCATTCGTCTGGATTCTCTCGACCATCAATGCACCGCCACTCTGCTCGGAGAGAATGTGCATCGCCTTTGCGGGATCGTTGGTGCCAATACCCAATTCCCGCAGCACAGAGTGCTTGCCAGCCAGATTGTTCTGGCTTCGGCGCATACGGGCAATTCCACCGCCAGCAATGCTGGCGAACCGGCCTTGTTCGTATCCTCGGTTGATAACGCCCATCAGGTGCTCGCTATGAATACTTCAAGGTCACTCGATGCAGTGTCGGCACGAGCCGAGACGAGTGTGATGTCTTGCAGTCCAGCGGTGATGTCGCTGATGGCTGCGTTGTCAGCGTTCATACCGCCGCTAGTTGCTGAGTCCTGATTGTAGGACAGCCACGACTCACCCGGCGCGAGAATGATGACGAACTCATCGTTGCCTTCGTTCTTGACGACGATCCAGATGAAGTTGGTGTCGTCCTTGTTGGTGAGTCGGACGTATTGAACACGAGCCGACTTGAACTGTGATCCACCGGCTACGGTATCGGTTGTCGTGTAGATGCCGATTTCGCTCGTAGGCACCGTTACGATCCTCTTCAGGATCTCGTTGATATTGGCAACCGTCAGGGTGTTATTTGCACCCTGATCGCTGCCATTGAGAGAAACCGCCTCGGTGATTGTCACCGTCAGCGTGGCTGCCGTAATCGTACTGGTCATCTAGAACGTCCTCGCAAAACGGACTGCGGTGTCCTGGTACTCGCACTCGACGTGCTCCATTGCCCACGTCTGGGCGACAGCCGTGTTGCCATACTTCAAGTAGACCGCGTGAGCCGTCGTCTTCCTTCGCTCCGCTGGATTGTTGCCGGCTGTCAGGTTCGACGTGAAAAAGGCTGACGAACTGTTGTAGGCATCCTCGGGGTTGTCGCCACGATACACCGACATCGTTACGTCCGAGGAACCCTTGGCGACCACGCTACGGATCTCGTTGAGTCGTACAGCAGTCGGACCCTGCGCAGCAATAGGGCCGAGGTAGACGTGACTGCTGATCGCGGTCCCGTCGTCATCGGTCGTATCCAGATCCCACTTGCGCAGGTATCCATCCTTGCCGCCCAGCAGAATTGCTCGATCGCCGGGGTCGTCACCATCGAAGATATGCACCGCCGTCGGATCGTGATTCGTATTGGCGAACTTGTCGATCCACCACGATTCGTTTCGCACGTCGTAGAAGTAGTGTTCGATGCTGCTGTCACCGACCGTCAACGGCGTGACGAAGACATGCACTCCACGTTCACGCTCGTTCCACGCCAGGCGGATCAGGTTCGTGTCGAGGTTGATGGCCGACAAGCGTTCCTCGATGCGTCCGGTTGTGATCTTGGTGATACCCTCTCCGATCGAACCACGATACACACCACCCCGCGTACCGAAGATGTAAAAATTGCGAGATGAGTCCTGGCACCACGGTCGGCCCCAGGGTGTACCCACTCCCTCGGCAAGATTGTCGTAACGACCACCCATCATCGGGTTTCCGCTCAATTGCCAAATGGAATGGTCGCAACCAAATACGATGACATCATCGCTAAGAGGCATGATGCAACGAATTACGTCGGGACATTTTCCTGCGGGTGTGTACACACCCGCTGCGGCCTGATCTTCAGCCAACACAGGCGGTGAGTAATCCCAATTGAAGGCATCGCCAATTTTGGACATATACCATTCTTGGGGGTCACCCGAAACTCCCGCCAACACAACCCGACTGCACCACGCTTCTATCAGCGTGGCATAACGACCCTCGGAATCCACCGGCAACGCACCGGCTGTCGGGGTCCAGGTGGTCATCGTCGCCGTCTGGCCCTTGAAATACTTGACGTTCTTGCCATCAGCGAAAAAGAGATTCTGGCCGACGGGAACGGACATTATCACCGGTGCATTGCGATCAAGGGCCGGGGCCGAGAAGTCGCCACCGTTGGTGACCGTGTACCAGTTCTCGTCATCGAACTCTTTGACGACGCCAGAGCAGACGGCAATCTGCTTGGTCATCCGCTGGGCAATCGCGTGCTCCATGTCCAAGGCGTAGGCTGTCGAACAGGTTGCACCCTCCTGCTTGTTGCCACCGTAACTCGAAACCCAATCCAACGCGGGCGTAGTCGCCGCTGTCATCCGAGCAATGTTGTCGCTGGCGTCGTTGCGAAAGATGCGAAACCCGCCGGTTTCGTCAGCATCGATTGCGTTCCAAACCGTTGTGCTGTTTGGGTCTTGCGAGTTGATCCTGGCTAGGTCGGAGATCTGGATCGTCGCGAATGAATGGCCACTGCCGTATACATTCCCCCCAACGGCTCCGAGGCGACCGTTGACCGGATCGTAGGATATGGCCCTCGTCGTACCGGCATTCGTCTGGGGGTTCGACACAACGCCTGCCGATGTCACCTTCGCCACCTGGTGAGAATAGGTTGAAGACGCACCCGCGATATCTGGGATAGTCCGCGTCAGGGTGTAGAACGTCCCCATCCCGTCGGAGGTAATATCCGTCTCCTGGTTTGTCTGCTTGACCGCCTGACCGGAGGCATAGGGGGCGTAGGCCATCAACTCCGCACACAGGATCTGCTTACCCAAAAGGATATCGATCAACTGCAGCGACAACCGCTGGTCATGCGTCAGCGTGAAGTTACCACTACCTGTGTTACAGGTGATCGAGATCTTCGTGTTCTGGAAGGCGTTACCCGTCTGCGTCACGGCAATCGTGATGTTGCCGGCGATGCTTCCGCCTTTCTCCAAGATCGCCACGTCCTGCAGTCCAAGTGTCCCCGTGAACTCGGCGATCACCGCAGCTGTATTCAGGGGACCGCCGGTACAGGTAACCCGCACATCATCCCCGTCGTCGGCCAAGTGCGAGAGTCCTCGCAGCGCCGTCTGCACGGTGGAAGCTGTAGCCGTTGCATCGATGGTGGCGGTCGTGGTCCCTGTGGTGCTCACCGCCCGCGCAGCTGCACTATTGTTGACCACCAGCATCCCGAGCATCCCGCTATCGGAGACCATCAGGTTCTGCAGATCGGTGGTAATCCCGCTCGTTGGATAGAAGTCCTTGAACTTCGCCGTGCTCTGATCCTGCGACACTCTCCAGTAATCCGCTTGTGTTCCATCGCCGCTGGTTGTCTCGAAGATCGCTCCGGTCGACGTGTTGATCCTATAAATCGCTTCACCGTTCACGCCGTTGATATTGGACAACCAGAGATACAGGACGTTGCCCCACACCGTCATCCCACGCACCTGCCTGGTGGCGGAAGTCAGCTGCATCGCCGGCATGGCGTCACTCGTCCATTCCCAGAGCGCCGTCCCGTTCTTGGTGTACTTGCGAAGGATCAGAACGTGTGATCCATTTACAGTGGCCAGGTAACCGTAGCCGTCCCGGCCCCAGGCCGAGAGATTGTAAGTTTCGCTAGCAGCACCCAGGTTGCTACCGGTCTGGGTGCCCTCGTTGCCGACGAGTATCCCCGATCCGCTGCTGGTCGCAGCCATGATCGAGTCACCGCGACCCTGGACCGACTGGAACTGCGGGTAGATCAGGTGGTCGATGTCCTGTATCCGCCCGTCGGTCGTATGCGCCGTCGAGTTGTACTTGGACAACCCGGCACGCTGGCCGCCGCGATCTCGACCGGATGCCTTCGAGTTCAGGCCGCTGGCGACATCCGGCGAACTGGCTGGAAACGGGCGCACGTTCTGCGCATCGACGGTCGTCAGGGGTGGCTGATCCTCGTAAGGTAGCCCCTCGACGATGCCCTTGACCGGAAAATCCAGTTCCCGAAACTGCCGACGTGGCATCCATGCTCCCTTAACTATATTCAATTTCCAAGGTCGGATGATACGACGACGTTCCGTTCTGATCAGTAGCGACTGAAACGTAGTCGGAACCGGTAGCATTACCCCCACAGCCACCCATTCCGTTATCCGCAACCTCGCCACCGAGATAGAACACGATAGCGTTGCCAGACGACCAGCCAGCACGAGTGGTCACCGCCTCAACATGAGCCTTGACGTTGAGTGCTAACGCTCCCGACGATCCTCCACTTCCACCAAAGATGTCCGTACTCCATCTGGCGCGGGTGCAGATGTCCAACTGGG